ATATCATCTACAGCGTTACGCATTTTAGGTGATAATTTCTTATATTGCTTAGATTTCCTATGCTCATCCTTCTCTACTACAGTAGATTCATATATATTATTGAACTCAATCATCATCTTCCACAGCCTGTGGTAGTGTACTGACAAAAGTTTTTGCGTATTCTCTACGTTTTACCTCTAAAGTTTCGCCAACTTTGTCGGAAACTGCATCTTTAAATGCTTGTTGTCCAATAATATTATCTCCTGCCACAACGGCATCTACAAATTCTCTACTCATTTTTTCTTTCCTTCCACTGATTTATTATTCTGGCGGTACTTCTTCTTCCCCCTCTGGAGGAATACCTAATGCCATTTTTGCTCTATCGCCAGCCTGCATCTCAGGATCAATTGGCATACCATCTGGCCCAGTTGGGATTCTTTGTATACCATCTCCACCTGGCGGTAGAATAATTCCACCATCCATAGGATCGGTTTCTGTCTCTTTCTTAATCTGATCACGCATTTGTTGAATATCAGAATCATTCATATGTAGTACTTTTTTCAATACATATTCTTTACTGAAGAATGTACCAATATAAGCTTCAATAGTACCTAATTGGTTAAGTCTTTCTTCAAGCAACTCTGATTCTTTAAGAGCGGCAAAGTGACCGTCTTCTAAGAAATCATATGAAATGTGTTCTTGTATTGATGGCCAATCTTCAACGGCAATGACACCTTTAAGGAGTAATTGGGTTTTGAGAACGTCTGTGAATAAGGGAGTGAACTTCTTACGAATCCGCTGAACGAACTTTGTAAACTTGAGTTCATCTCTTGTAATTTCTGTAGATCGACCCAAAGAGAATCCTGATTCAGATTCGAGTCGTGAAATCGGCACGTTAAGTGAACGGTATAATTTTCTTTGAAAGTAGTTAATGTCATCAATCTCTCCAAGATTAGAACCGCCTGGCAAAGTTGTAATTTCTGTACCTCTACCACCTTCACGCCGTGGCAACCAGAAATCCTCAAGCATAGACATATGATTACGATCATCACGGATTTCTCCAGTAGATGCATCATATACCATTTTGTTACGATAACGATTCATAACGTCTTTAAGATACTGTTCTGCTTTAACCTTTGGTAGATTACCAACGTCAATATAGAAGATACGTCTTTCAGGCGCACGTGAGATACGATAGATAACTAATGAATCTTCGATCATACGTAATTGATTAACAGGTTTGATTGCCTTATGTAAATAAGACATTACCATACCAGTATTTTGATTAATTATTCCAGAAGGTACATATGTAATAGTATCTGGTGCAATTTTAACACCCTGATTTGCACCTGATCCTGTCATACCAGCACTCTGAATACCTTTATCATTATATACAAAATAATCATTTACTTTCTTGATCATTTCAATACCAGTTTTAGGATCTACCTTTTTATCATTCTCTCTTACTTTTTTAATCTTTGTAGCTTCAAGATAACGTAATTCAGAAATACCTTTACGTGGATTCTTTGTGTCAATAATCTTTTGATAATACAATCGACCATCTACATACCAACGTCTAAAAATGTCATGACCTTTTACATTAAAGTCTAACAATCTTAGTACTTCTTCAAATTCTTCTCTAATTTTACGTTTAATTTTATCTGAATAGGGAACCCTATCTAATGAAATTTGCACAGGAATATCTTCCTGATTCGCAACAATGCCCTCATTAACAATGTCTTCAATCGCAGTATCACACTCCGATTGTTGAGATATATCTCTATATCTTTTAATGAGTTCTAAATCAGATTTCTCTCGACCATCAGTATCTAATACCTGACCAAAAAAACCACCACCAGCAACTTCAATAGAACCATCATCAGGAGCGGGACTAGCGAAACTTTTTTCGTTAGCCCCCAACTCCTTCTGTGATCTTTTGATACTGAAACCAAAAAGTTCCGCCATACTTAATTCTCCCTACGTTCTATTTAGTAGGTTAAAATTAGAAGTTTACGCCAGAAGCTTCAAAGTGTTGGTATCTCCAAGATACTTCAAATTCCTCAATCGAGTCATTAGTAGAAACATCAAGGGTAATATTACTGACAACCTTAGGCCATGCACTTTTAAAGATATAAGTCTTTAAAACTGTATCGTCACGATCCAACTGATCTAAAGTTAAGTCAGAACAATAATCAGATGGTGCAACAACTCCTGTATTCTCTGCAAGGTCATTGATACCATTAGACCATCTTTCCATAGCATTACGAACCATAAAATCTGTATCGTTCATGATCTGTGTTGTCCACTCAGTAGGACTAGCACGATCACCAGCAATATAGATACTACGACCACGAAATGGTACTGCAATTTCACCTAGTTCCAAAGAAGGAATTACTGATGCTTTTACTAGAAAAGAAGTTCTACGAACATCAAGACCAATTGCTATTCCAGGCGGTGGAGTTAATGTTACCCTAAATTGGTTAGGGCGAGCACCGCCACCTAGTAAGTTTGCTTTAAAATCATCTATTATAGCCATGATTAACCTCCTACCTCGCTAAATGCGACACCAGTTCGTACCGCAATAAAGTTTAGGGTAATAAAGTTAATAGCACGAGCTGGTTTGATGTAAATATCACCAATAAACTCGTTACGATCAATAACTTCACCTGTATTATTTGTTGAATCACAGACTACCTTAAAGTCAAAGATTCCTCGTCTACCTTGTACATCTCTCAAGAAAGGTTCAACCATGTTTCTAAATTGTGCTCTTGTGAACTCATCGTTGAATTCAAAGAGTTGATATTTAGAAGCAGTTGCAATTGCTTTCTCAAGAACTAAGAACAATCTACGCACGTTAATACGATCAAATGCACTTGGTTTAGAAAGAGCAGTCTTGTCACCAAAGAGTAAAACACCTTGGCCTGGGAAGTTAGTAACAGGGTTAACTCTAGAACGATAAAGTTGATCCCTTTCACTGTTCTTAGGATTGTAAGAAAGTTTAATTGCACCTCTTATCATTCCACGATTATAACCGCCAGGCGAGAACCAAGGGTCTGCAACCTTGTCTGTGTTTGCACAAAGACCAGCGATATCACCATTTAGTGGTACAAATCGATATGAATCAGCGTACTTGTCATACATGTATTTGTAACCACTGTCGAACACCATGTAAGAAGATGAAGGACAAAGATCAAAAGCATCAATGACATTTGATGTTTGCGTGATAGTGGAAGAAACACCAACAGTAGCAGAACGATATGGAGAAGCAAATCCTACACAATCCTTACGTAATTCGCAAAGATCAGTAATCATTGTTACATGTGTGTCCATAGCTGCAGCAGTATCAGCAACACCAGAAGATGGCCCTGAAAGTACGAGGTTAATGTCTAAACTCTCAACATCTGCGAACTCATCATACCCAAGTTTAAGTTCACCAGCAGTTACTGCATAATCGTCTGTTCCACCAGTAAAGGCAACAACTGTAATAGGTACAACAGCAGTCATTACTGTAGTTGTATCTGTTCCCCAGTTAGTACCAGCGGCAATATGATCACCCCAATATACATACTCTGAACCCCTAAAGATAACTTCGGGATAATAATTACCACCACCTTGAGCGTTCTTTGCTGCAGGGTTTTTAGAAAGATTTGCCCAACGTTCGATTACAGCATTTGTTGCTTGACCAGCAACATCATAATCAAAACCCGTGATATCACCAGTAGTGTCATATATTACAATGTGCATCTCATCATTACCACCACGACCATTCTTGGTTGCCCAATCTGATGTGCCAGGCGCACCGTCAAAGAGGTTATAGAAAGCCCAACGTCTGCGAATAAATGAGTTATCTGCGATATCCGCTTGTAAACCAGCACCGTTTGGATCACCAGCAAGTCTAATTGTTAGATCATTACTTGAGATTGAAACGACTTGGTATTCATTACCTTCGTCACCAGCGAGGTGAGTCATAGCTGTTCCAGTAGTAGTTGAAGAGAAGGAAATTAAATCACCCACGTTAAATGCATAACCAGATGAATCTGCGTCATCAACAGCAACCACTGTGTCACCAGCAGATTCTGCAGCTGCAACTAAGTTATTAGTTCCTAAATGTTGTTCGTATGCAGTTGCAGAAGGACAAACTTGAAGACCCAGAGAGTTTCCATGAGTTCCAGCTGTACGTGCGTACCAATCATTAGATGTAACTTGTCCATCGCCTGTTTCGGCAAAGAAAGCATCAAGATAATGATCATCATCTCGAACTAGAACACCTGATGCTTCTCCAGCATTTAGATGTCCTGATGTTGGCCGAACAACTTTTAGTTGATCGGAATATTGTAGAAAGTTTGCAGCAGTCCACCACCACTCAAAATTACTTGCGTTTGGTTTTCCGAAAACTTGTAATAAGTCCTGCTCACTTCCTATAGTGACTATGCTTCCAGATGGGCCTTTTTCTGCAGGCATCGCTATTGCACCAACTGTGGTGGCAACGGATGGAACTACATTAGTAAGGTCAATCTCTCGTACATGTACGCCAGGAGAGGAAAGAAAAGACATTTTTTGACTCCTAAGTTTGAAATATCGTTGTTATTACGAATATTTATAAAAAAAAGAATCGCAATAAGGTGTTTTTAGATGTGTTATAACATATAAGTATTTTGTTGATGTATATATAATAGTATGGGTAATGAACATTATGAGAAGTATAAGGACACGATAAAGAAGGTTGCACGTAGAAACTATCGTAAACGTATCGTTGTTCTTAATGAATACCTTGGAGAGAAACACTGTAAACATTGTGGTGAGTCTGAAACTGTTTGTCTGAAATTTTATCCACATAACTCTGAAATCCGTAAACTATCTAAAAGAGTTGGAATCAGTAATGAATGTAGACAAGAAGTAACTATTCTTATGAATAAATCTATTGTTGTCTGTTCTAATTGCTGGATCAAACTTGATAACGATCTAATTGAATTTATTAATGAAATATAGGAGTTTAATATGAAATCGATTATTGCGGCACTAATTCTAGTCGCCATTACAACATCTGCATATGCAGAAACTTTAGGAAGTACAAAAGGTAGTGCAAACTACCAAACAGCAGTCGCACTTGCAAAAACTATGAGTGCAGCTGGACTTACACTAACCCCTCTACCGCATAGAGGAACACAAATTTATCTAGAAAAAGTTGATAAAAAGGAAATAGACTTCGGTATCAGTAATCCTACAGACTTATTCTGGGGATATACAGGTATCCGTACATCAAAGAAAGCACACAAAAATCTACGTTTTGTTGCAAATCTACACTTCTTTAAGACAGGTCTTGCAGTACGAGATAACTCTGGTATTGAGAGTTATAACGATCTAAGGGGTAAACGAGTGCCTTCTGGGTTTCGTGGTGCGCCAGGATTTCACTGGAACATTAAACACAAACTACTTAATGCAGAACCAGCATTAGATTGGAAAGATGTAGAACGTGTTCCTGTAACCTCATTGCCGGGCAACTGGAACGCATTTCGTAGAGGTGCAGTAGATGTTGCAATCATCTCTGTAGGTGCTGGTCATGCAAAGAAACTACATACTGGTGCAATTACAGATGGTGGTATTCGTATGTTATCTCTTAATGGAGGGATTGCAGAACAACGTCTACTAAAAGGATGGCCTGGATTTAAAGTTATTACAGTCAATCCTAACCCTAGATGGCCATCCATACGAAAACCTACACGTATTATTACATTCCCTTACATGTTGTGGACACATAGAGAAGTACCTAACAATGTAGTAAAGAATGTTGTTCTTGCATTATATAACTATGCAGAAGTGTATAGAAAGTCCTCAAAAATGGTAAGTGGGTTCGATAAGAAAAAAATGAACGCATTTACTGGTGGAGTTCCTATGCATAAGGGTGCAAAGTTTGCTTACCGTATCCTCAAATCTAACTAAGTACGTTTTACCGTTACTTCTAATACTGAGCGTATCTGACATAGATTTCTATGTTGGATACCCTCTTTTGGATGAACAATGGTACGTACTAATACTACTATCTTCTTTGGGATGTGCATTTAAGAGAATAGAGATACCTTTGTTATACGTTGGTCTTGCGTTATTTTTTAGTTATCCGTACTTAACAGAATACGCAAACTATAACAAATTACTACTATATTGTATATCCATACCACTCTGTAGTCTAGTTTTAGTAAGTTGCTACTTGACAAGTGGTAAATCTTTTGGTATAATACTTGGATTATTCCTTGCATATCCCCTGTTTCTAGATATAAACTACCTAGACTTAATATCCCATATCGTTATTGATAATACTGCAATGTTGGGTATGTCTGTGGCAATTATGTGTGGAATCGTCTTTTTGTTTGTTTTAGTAGGACAAATTCTAGTATATTTTGGTATCATAGATTTCTTAATGAAATACATCATCAAGTATGTTAGATCGCCTGGACGGGTTGCTATACTCTCCTCAGCGGTGTTTGGCAGTGTTTCTGGGAGTGCTGTCGCAAATGTAATGAGTACAGGTCAACTTACCATTCCTCTTATGATTCGGTGTGGATATTCAAAAGTTAGGGCGGCCGCCTACGAGGCAGTTGCGTCAACAGGTGGGCAACTGATGCCTCCAGTTATGGGTGCAGCTGCATTTCTAATGGCAGAAATTCTCATGGTATCGTATTGGGATGTTGTTTTGGTTTCTATATTTCCAGCGGTTACGTTTTACATTTTATTGTTACTTACCACACCAAAGTTATCTTCTTTAGATATTATACCACAATATAAACCACCTGTCAAGCAAAATATTGTAGAATCTATATCTAATTCAATGTACAGTCTTATTATACTATCTGCCGCAATAGGACTTATAATAGGAATAATGGATCAAACTGGACTTAGTTTTCACATCACATCTATACTTAATGTGGTATCTGGAGGTAATACGTTTTTTCTCTTGACATTGGTTGCAGTATTGTGTATAATACTTGGAATGGGTATGCCAACTAGTTCTACTTACCTTCTGGTTGCAATAGTCGCAGCACCATCTCTTATCGAAGCAGGAATCACCGATATATACGCACATCTATTTGTATTGTATTTTGGAGTTCTATCTATGGTAACTCCACCCGTTGCACTATCTTCCTTTACTGCGGCAAAGATTGCAGACGCAAATCCTATTAAGGTTTCGTTAATGTCTATGTTACTGGCATGGCCACTATACTTATTTCCGTTTATATTTGTATGGTTATAATCACCAATCTGATTCGTAGTTTCGTACTATAGGACTCCACTTAGTACCATACTCATCTACCATCTCACCTATATTCTCATCTTCCAATCCAGTTACTACAAAACCAAAGGGTGCCATGTCTTGTTCTAATGCGTCTTGTTGTTCTGCCATCATAGTTCTACGAATATCATTATCAGTAAGTTCTTTAAAATACTGTTGATCTGTTGCCCATGCAAACATAAACAAACATGCAACCAAATCATCTGTACAACCGTCATCTGCTTCATGAGATGACCCTTTTATTATAAATGTAGATAGTTCACTGATAATATCCATATCCTCTATAATTAACTTATCATCCTCAACCAATTGTTTGAGGTTTGAACAACCTACTTTTTTAGTTGCCTTAGTGGTTCTTATACCCAATTGTGCTCTACCACCAGAGAAACCTCCACCCATAACTTGTCCTGCTCTACCACGCATAGATGCCATAACTAGGTTATCATATTCAAGGTCAAACTGTAATGCATTTGCAACCTGTTCTCCAATATCATTTACCTCTACTAAAACAAATGCTTGGTTATATGCACGAGCAACGTCATAAATTTTCGCTGGGAATAGAAGGGGTTTTATTTCGTTATCTCTGTATTTTGCAACAATTTTATAAGGCATCTGAGATACATCAAATACTACAAATGCTGAATAGTCATTAGATGTACCACGTGAAACGTCTGCTGTCAATAGATAAGTTGCATCTTTTTGTGGTTTCTGATATACATCTAAACCAGCATTAGTAGTCATGGGTGGTCTATATGCAAGTTGTCTTAGTTTACGTGCAGATATAAGTGTATCAATAGAACCAAGAAACTCACACTCAAACTCTGTGTTAAATTGTGCCTCTGAGGTATTTTTAATGGTTTGTTTTTTCCATTCCTCATCACGGCCAGGAACTTCACTCCAATGAACCTCAATAGGAATATACTCATTACGTGATTCCTCTGCATCTGTCCACAATTTATAGAACATATTCATACCATGTGGAGTAGAAACGATCATCACCTTTGTTGTTTTTCCAGATGATATGGTAGGATAAACAGAACTAAAGAATTGTTCGGCTACGTTACTAGGAACGTAAGCAAACTCATCAAGGAAAATAATATTATAAGAACCGCCACGAACCGCACTGGCAGAAGTAGAAGACGCAAGAATCTTAGAACCATTTTCAAGTTCCAAACTCCCTTTGTTCCATGACATTACTCCTTGTTGTAACCACTTCGGCATATGTTCGTATGCGAGTTGCAAACGTGATAGTAGATCACGTGCAGTAGCGGCCTTGTTTGCAAGAATGGCAACATTCACTGATGCATTAAACAAAACATAATGTAGGAGATAAGCAATAATTGTAGTAGATTTACCAGACTGTCTTGGTAATTTGCATATTGTAAAACGGTTATTATGAAACGTGCCTACCATTTCCTTTTGAAAATCGTACATATTAAAAGGAACAAGTCCCTCATCTAGAGAGACAATTTTTAAATAATTAGTAATGAAGTATATGGGGTCTTTCATACACTTCTGGTATTCTATTAATTCTTCTTGTGTCCATTCTTGTTGGACGTTTGCTTTTTTAAGGTTTGGATTACCAAGGTATACTGATTCATTCATTAGTGCATAATAAAGAGTTTTGTCATATCAGGATTAACCAACTCTCTATTCCTTAGATGTTCTTCTTCAATGTCTTGTTTAGATTGACCATAATATTCTACACCATAGTGATGTCTGATCATCCACTCGTTTAGAGTTGTTTCTTCTTCCTCATGAGTAATCTTAAATTTTCCTAGAATACGTCCGTACTTTCCCTTATCATCTTTCTCTGTGATAAGTGTTTGAGTAGAACCTTCTGGTATCCACTTCTTAACTATTTCTTTCGCCATAAGACCAAACTTCTTTTCTTCTAAGTCTCTTGTGCGACTCTCAGGAGTGTCGATACCATAAAAACGAATACGTTGTTTACGAAACCACACACCGAATCCCATATCAATATCCACATCGGCCGTGTCCCCATCAATTACCCGTAGTATTACACATCTATATTCGTACATTACTTGCCTTTCAGCATCTTTTGTAGTTCAGCAGTACTCCCTACAAATAATGCATTAGTTACGTTTTTAGGTGCATTGTTAGGTACTTCCTTTAGTTTATTCATCTTCTCTTGGAGATCACCTAACTTTTCGGTGACTTCTGAAACTTGCTTGATAAGATTTCCAGCGACTTCGTAAGCTCTGGGGTGTTCTCCTTCTTTAGCAAGCTCGAGTATGCCATCAATTGCGGTTGACCCCTTTTCGACAAGATCATAAAAGTTCTTTCTTTGATAAACGTAATCTGCTTCGATATCATCGGAGGAAGTTTCATGGGGTATTGCAATTTCCTTTCCCATATTAATAACTTCACCTTTAGTTTCTGATTCTATTTCAATTACACCTAAAGCTTGATCAATAGTTTCTGTAGTCATTACTCATCTTTACCTGTCACTGGATTGTATTCTTTAGCATCTTGGAAAAATGAACTAGATTCATTAAAACCAAAATCATCATCTGCATCAGCAGAGGCTGGATTAGGAGTAACAGTATATCTCTGTTGTCTCTTAGGAGATTGATCAGGTAAATCTGTATATTGATCTGCTTGTACAGTTTTAATAACCTTACTAGAAGTAACAGGGCCATAAAGATAAAATTTTGCAGTAAATGCAAGAGTGTAAATAATAGTTGTTCTGGAAGTAAAATCTCCCTCATATGTGTCTTCATAAGTAACAGAATTTAATACTATAGGAACATCTCTTTTTATACCCATATCGGTATTATCATTAAGTGTCACTGTATAATCTGGTTGAAAGTAAGGAAGAATTTGTTCTACAATC